GGCGGTATCGCTGGCCTTACCGCCATGACCGTGAGCTATTGCACGTTCTCGGGCCTTGGAACCTACGGCATCCTCGCGCCTGCTTCCAGCACGTTGAACAACAACCTTTTCAACGTCAATGGGCAGGCGATCAAGCTGGGCCAATATAGCGACACCGTGAGCCGCAACGCCGGATATTCTTGTGGCGGGGCCCTGATTCAAAACTATGCCCGCGCAACGAGCATTGACCATAATACGGCTTTTTCTTGTGAGTATGGTCAATATGATTCTGTGTCAGCCAATTTTATAGCATCATCCAATAACATTTATTCATCTAGCGGTGCATTTGATTATAGCGGTGAAAATCAGCTTACCTACTCTGACGTTGGTACGCTAGACCCTATACGAAATAATAGCTTGGATTCACATTGCATCCAAACTGACCCACTTTTCGTCAACGCTGCCGCTGGCGACTTGACACTGCAAGCCTTGGCGCGGCAATTCTTCTGGAATTCTCCGGCTATCGGTATTAGCTCCACGGGTGGCGACATGGGGGCCTATATCTGGACCTATGGGGCTGAATCCACAAGCTGGACTACGATAGATTTTTCAACCTCGGGCTATGTCAATCCTGATACGGTTATACGCCGTCAATTGCCTGTGAAACTTGCTGAGGGCGATCGAGAGGACGGTGCTATCTATTCTGTCCAGGCTACGTTTAAGAAAGAATATGATTTCACTTGGAATCCTAGTAGCAATCCTATGCCTTTAGCTCAGCTTGATGACCTTATTGTTATGTTCCTGAGCTATACCAATCAAATCCAGATTGATTTCGGTGACGGGCGGGGATACATTCCGGCTTTCTTTGGGCGCACGATTGGCTTTGAATACGCGGATATGACTGGGCTCTATTCCGATGACACGGTGCCAGAACCTTTGCGCCAAATGCTCGTACGCGAGGCATAGGTGCCACGATCCTATATACTCTTTGATCTTGAACTAGCCCCATACGTCACGGATTGGGGCCAGGTTGAAGAAGTTAAAGACGTTCTTTTGGCTCAGTCTCAACTTTTCACGGCCCAGCATACATTGACGCTGGCGAATGCTGATAACCGCTTCAGTCCAAAGAATGTCAATAGCCCTTTCTATGGCCGAAATATACAGCTTGCAGAGGCCGTGTTATCTATTACTGGACCGCCCTTATATCAAGGTTTTGTCCGCTCCATTGAACCGGACCATGCTTCTAGGACTGTAAAAATATTGACGCAGAATAGTTTTACGGTTCCGGCTAACACAAATCTAGTTTTAACAACGTCAGGAAACCCCGCCGCTGTGATCCAGTCTATTTTTGAGACTATCGGGCTCGGCGATAAACTAGACCTTTCGAGCTTCGCCTCGGCTGGCGGCGGCGCTTCAGCAGCCGGGGCCAGTATTTCAATAACCTATGCAGCGGGTTCAAACACCACGGCCCTATCTGCCGTGCAGTCTATTTGTTCCCTGTGCTCTTTTTCTTGCTTTGTCCAGGCAGGCTTAATCAGGCTTCGCGCCTGGCAGCCATACCAAGGAAATTTATCAGGTATCAAATACCAAATTACGTCAACACAAGTCTATGATTTCTCGGACCTTGTAGACGCCTACACTAATCTATCTAATAGCGTGACCATAAATTACGCTACATCTAGCAGCGTGACATTGACTAATCCTGCTAGCATCCACGCCAATGGGATCACCACGAACACGGAATTTAACGCAGTTACCGGACAAGCTATAGCGGTTCCTGATTTGGTATCGGCTAACTATTTCGGGCAGCTATTCCTTGACCGTGCTTCTATCCTCAGGCAGCAAGGTCGTTTCACGGGTGGCCCGGAATTGCAGGATTTACATATCGGTGATAGAATCACCGTTGCGGCCCCCAATTGGGGAACGGACCCTATAGCCTTTGAAGTTATTGAAACTCACTTGCAAATCCAAGAAAACAAAGTGGAGGTAGTGTGCGCTACTATTTGAGCCTGATTTTATTGTTGGCTTCGCATTCCTGGGCAGCCCCTACACCTACAAAGGTAGCCACAAGGACGACTACGCCCACAATGACTGCTACGGCTACTCCTACGCCTGTGCCTGTTGTCGGGACTCCTACGCCTACTCAAGTGGTGATTTACGTTCAAATTCCGATGCTAGGAACAGATTTACCTATTGATCTTCCCTTGGCTGGTACTTGTCAATTTTATTATTCGGCAGATAGAACTAAAGCCTGGATGGTTTCAACGGGAGCACCTAGCGCTATCAGGACACGGCTCACTTCCGCCTATCCAGTTTTAACTAAATCACAATTCGACACTCTGACGGCGACTGCTAGATGAAATTTTTAGCATTCTTACTTCTTTATACGGCCACGGCTCAAGCGGCCTATAACCAATATTCTATTTTTCTGACAGCCTTTCAGGGGTCAAGCCCTACGGCTATTGGAGGAAATCTAATTACGCCCGGAACTTATGACTGGGTTGTTTTCAATGGGACGCCTGCAAATGCCACGATTAGCTGTTCAGTTATCAGTAGCAACTCTTTGAATATTCATTCCAACGGACTGGGGAATAGCTTTAGGTTCCCCGCCTCTCTTACTACAACGGTTCACGGGGCTGATTATTGGTCCTATGAATATTACATTGAGCTAAATACCGCCGTGGCAGGCGGAATTATCGGCGGCCAGGGTAGCCAAGCTGCCCCTAGCAATTTTAGCACAGAGGCCTCTGGGACTAAAGCCCGTTGGTGCGGCGCCACGGCTTGCATTAACTCTACTACCACAATGTCAACGGGCGTTTGCTATCACGTGGCCTATGTCATGAGCCGCACGGCTGGAGTCTTTAGCCGCAAAATTTATTTTGGTACGCCTCCATCTGCTGACGTTTTGGAGGCCAGCGATACAACGAATGATCCCTTTGACACGGGAACTTTTTCCGTTGGCCGCGCCCCAGGCGTGAGCACTCCTTGCGATTGCTGGATGAGTGACGCACGAATTAACATTTATCCCGACAATTCCCACGTGCAGACGAACTTCCCGAGCATTGATCCGCCCGATACTCCGACTTCAACAATTACGCCCTCAGTGACACCGACTTATACCATTACACCTACTTTTACGGATACGTCAACTATCAGCCCAACTTGGACGAATACCAGTACAATCACGTCAACTTTTAGCGATACTTCCACGATTAGTCCGACCTGGACTAATACTAGCACAATCACGCCGACTTTTACGCCTACTCCTACTAGCACCGTTACGCCTACCTGGACGTTCACTCGGACTATTACCCCTAGCGATACGCCTACCGTAACCTCCAGCGCTACGCCTAGCCCTACGTTCACGCCCACTAATACAATGGTGTGTACGAATTTCGGGAACACAGATAACAATGGAAACTACTACGCTGGAAACGGCACTATTTTCTACAAGAAATTGACCGTTTCAGCCGGGGCCCAAATCCAGAAAATTTATACCTACATACAGAGCGGCCAAGGGCAGATTAAGGGGGCTATTTACACCGACCTTAATGGCTATCCGCGTATCTTGCTGGCTCAATCCGCGCCCGTCTATGTTTCCACCGGCTGGCAGAATGTAACTATTACGTCAGGAACCTTGGCAGCTGGAGCCTATTGGGTAGCCATGGAATGCAATTCCTCGGTCAAAATGCTCTATTCCAGGGTGGGACAAGACAAATTCCAATATAGCCAGTATGGCCCGTGGCCTAATCCAGCTATATCCCAAAATGTGCTTGGAAACGCTTCGATTTATAGTTACAAGTGCCAATAAATGAGATAGACTTCTGCAAACTGATTTCAGGGGAATTCTATGCGTAAATTCTTAATTTCTGCCCTTTTCTTCGCTAGCCAGGCACACGCTACTTGGAATGCCTATTATACTGGGGCTAGCTATCTTCCCAGCGCGGCCAATGATGCTCTAGGCATTTCTCCGGCTGCGATTTTTCATAGTATCCAGAATCCTACTACGCCTACGCCTGCGGTTGCTGATCAATGGTTTATCAATCCTTCGGCAACTGACGGCTATGCGGTGCTCCCTGTTTCTGCATTAGGCAACACTCAAGGCGTTCTAGCTTTTTACTGGGACAAGACTGCTGTTTCCAACTCAACTTATGATGTAATCAGGATCACAAATAATATTGGTACTACGCTTTTGCGTGTGACCTATGAAGGTTCTACTACCCGTTTTCGTGTTTATTATGGTGCTGTGAACGTTACCAATACTACGGCTGTTTCTTTGATTACGAACCATGAAATCATTTTAACTTACAGTACAATTGGCGGCACAATTTCAGTGGATAGTGGCACTTGGACTAATGTTCAGACCCTGAATTTGTCTACTGCTGTTAATTTTTATGTTGGCGGAAGTCCTATTCTCGGGTCTGTTACGGGGGCTACTACCAATTTTATTGACGGATTTGCAATCTCTAATAATTCAAGTGACCTTTATCCGCCTACGATTCCCACGCCTACGATTAGTCCGACTTCCAGTATTACGGCGACTTCCACTATTACAGCTACGTCTACTATCTCTCCCACTCGCACCAATACGGCTACGCCTTCTAATACGGCAAATGGAACTTTTACGGATACTGTTACTCCCAGCCGCACTATTACTATTACTAGTACAGCCACGCCAACTTTTACCATTACACCCAGCATTACCAAGACTAGGACTATTACTCCTTCAAATACTGTGACCGCTACCTCTACTTTCAGCGCCAGCCCCACTTTTAGCGTTACAGCTACACCTACGGCTAATCCTACGCAAGCTGCTCAAATATTTCCTGCCCCCAACTGGGAACGCGCTTGGAAGCCAGTTACGCTTGGCATGCCTGACGTATCCGTTTATAGCACCATGCAGGCTACTAGTTCAGGAACAGCTACCTATATCTATCTGACACCTAGCGCAGCCAGGGGCCTTGTTATTAGTAATGTCGGTACCGGAGCCGGTACAGTCAAATATCAGATCAGCAATTCCTCTGTGGCTCCTATGGGGATCACAAATTCAATTGGTGCCAGTATTGTCCCTGGCGTTTTCACTCTTCCTCAGGTAACGGGCTCTTATTTTTGGTATCAAAATCAAAATGTTTTGTCTCCTACTGCTGAATATGATTTCTTGAATCCAGCACAGCCCGGAACGAGCCAGCCGTAATGGCTGAGCATGAAGCGGCTAGAGCCGCAAGTGAAGGTAGCGCCAATCTCTGGACTTTTCTTGGGACTGTTGGGGGCGGTATAGGTGCTTTCATTGGTAAGCACCTATGGGACCGAAAAAAGAGTGCGGGTCCTGGTATTCGTGAATTACTGGAAGAAATGTCAAAAGAAATGGCTGTTATGAAAGCCACTATGGCTACCAAAGAAGATTTGAACGAAGCCGTAGAAAAAATGGCTGATAATTCACGTCTTATGGTGGAAGCCGTACATAAACGCATCAACGACCACCTTAGAGACCACTCAAACGCCGCCTAATGCAACCTTGCGTCCCTATTCGTTGCGAAAATTTTACTGAGCTTGTAAATCGTTACGGCCAAGTTTGGCAGGATACGGCTCAGTTTGAACAAGATCATATGACTTTATGGCTTTCCAATGAATGGGCAATCAAGAATTCTAATTTGTCTTGGAAGGGTCCTTTTACTAGGATTTACTGCAACCGCGATATTATCCCGGCTCTAGACGCTGCATTCACAAATTTGCATCTGACTGGATGCATTTCAGAACTCAAAACTTTTGACGGCTGCTGGAATATCCGTCGAGTACGTGGAGATGAATCTGCTTGGAGTTTGCATAGTTTCGCTATTGCTCTTGATTTCAATGCAGCGTTGAATCCATTGGGCGGTCCTGTAGCGTTCAGTGAGACATTTTTGCGTTGTTTCGAAGCTGCTGGGTTCTCATCTGGGGCTAGATTTGAACGTAAAGATGGGATGCATTTTCAATTTGCGGGTCCGTTCTAAAGTGAAAACTGGATTTTTAGGACTTCTAGTTATATTTTTATCGGTTACTTGCGTTTGGGGAATGCAAAAAGAACAAGAGCCTGTCAGAAAAACTTATCTCACAAAAAAAGACATTCAATTAATCAAAAAGTTTATGCCGGAGTACAAGGCGGCTGCCAAAAAGATTGGCGTTCCTGTTTTGGCTTTGCCTGCGATACACTACCGGGAATCCGGGTTGCGTCTTGGATTCTATTCCTTTAAACGTAAAGTATTAGTGAAAAATTTAGGCGGTCCTTTTATGCTAGATTGTGGCGGGGGGGGGGCGGAATTTACGCAGAGGATTAGAGAATATGAAAAAAAGGTTTTCAAGCTCTATTATGGAGATAGCCAGCACACCCCTAAAGTAAGTCATCAATTCTGGTTTGCTTGCCTTGTGGCTGCGTATGAATTGAAAACTAAGATGCGTCCCGACAAATGGAAAGATGCATTATTGCCCGATGCCCTCTGGGGATATAATGGCAGAGTTACTTGGTGCGGGCTAGAAAGCAGTTCCTATGTTTGGAATGATCCTAAAAATGGTCATCCGTTAAAAATGCGCGTGAATGGAATTGAAAGCATAGACACTAGACCCGGAACAATGATTATTTACCAAGAATTACAAGATTTGGAAGAACAGGGAGAAATTTAAGAGGGGCCCTAGTAGCTGGCCCCTCTCAAGTGTTTTTACGGTTTAGGTGGAACTAATGCAGGATCATCCGGCAACGGTGGAGGCGGTCCGATGTCCACAGCAGCACCCGGCACTGTCTGTCCAGGAGCAGCTACGTCCCTATGTGTCAGAGCAGCCACCAAAGTAACAACGGCTCCAGCGATTAGGTTAGTAAGCTGTGAGACAATTTCCGGCGTCAATAGAGCAGCGCAAACAGCACAGCCAGCAGCAACCGTCAAAAGAGCCTTGCCGATGAATCCGGCAATAACTACCTTCACACGGTCACTATTGGCTAGAGCTTCGCCTAGAAAGAATCCGACGATCTTTTGGTAAATCCAATCCAATTAAATCACCCCCTTTTCGTAAATTTAAATTGTGCGGCTGCGAAGCGCAGTTACCCTACTTTCCAGCCGGGAGGGATGGCCGGATTTGGACCGCGAAGAAGTTAGCTTTTCTTAGTTACTCTCAAAACACCGCGTACGTCAACCGTCAATCTATAACCAGGGACTTCCATGCGCTTGTTTTTCATAAGCGCCCTGATTTTTTCACGGTTTATTGAATCTGATCCAATGTTGAGGGACCAATTCTCAACCGCCTTCTCTAACTCAGCATCCCCAGGCCACCAATCATTTTCCACCAATGGAGGCGGATTTTTAAGAGTCATGTAAGAATAGAACAACGTTCCAGCGTGAACGATTTCCTTCTGCATCTTTTCATCGGCTTTAATTACTATTTTCTTATAGCTATCCCCATCAGCCGACATTAAATACACAAGCTCACTAGCACCGATCACAAGCATTTGTTGTTGACACTGGATTGCATGTTTACGAGGCACCAACCCAGCATCAAATACTTTCTGGCCCACAAATTTGATTTCAATGATATGGTGCTGTCCGTCTGCGTAAAAATAGCCGTCTAGCGAGGCCAATAGCCAAGGATATTCATCATGCGCTGCTAGGACTGGCCCGAAATTCAGGCCAGTTTCCAGGGAGTATTTAGCGCGAATCCTGGCTTCAGTTTCGCCGCCTTTTCCTCGGGCATACGTAGAAATCTCACTGCTACGTAGCCCCAGCTTTTCCTGCCATAGCTGGAACGGCGTCTTGTCATCATGGCACCCTAGCAGCACGGGCATATCGGAGGCTCCGATGCCAGATTGACGCCAAAGAAGCCAATCTTGGGTGCCTTGTTCCATTTACTTGTCGAAATAGTCAGAGCCAGACGCGGGCTTGGCTTGGCCGCTAGGCTTTGAAAATGCCGCCATCATTTCTTCTTTCGTGGAAAACTTCTTACCCACGCCGCCGCCTTCGCCGGGGAGATTGATATATTTGACGTTGGTATAGTCCCCATTCTTTTCAACCTGGATTTCGTATTCTCCGGGCACCGTCAAAGCACCGGCAAGAACGCCGTCCCAGAGCTTCATACCAATAATTTCTGGAGTTTCGCCGTCCTTGTAACCCATCTTTTTAAGACTGCCAAGCGTGATCCCAAACGGAGACCACGGCTTTCCGTTCTTTCCATTCTGCATAGTGGTATCAAGGCCACCACGCCAAACGATTGTTTCACCGGCTTCATTGCTAAAGGAAACCCAAGCCTGGGGATTCCCTGCATTGGTTTGGCTCATTCCAAAATCCGTGATCTTGACGCTGTGCTTTCCGGGTTGCATTGTTACTCCTTATTTAAAGCGGATAGTTGAGTTTTTAAGGAATCCAGAACAAACAACCCCGGAAACCTTTTTCCCAAAAGGATTTACAGCAATAAATCCAGTTGAAAAAGTGTCGTTTTCATCGCACGCAAATGGCTCAAATCCTGTTATTTCAATCTGAGTATATCCCTGTTCTTCCAAAACTCTTTTTGCATTATCCGGATTGGTGCATCCCGACAAAGCTAAAATTCCAAGAATCAAAATAAAATTCTTCATTTTTACTCCTTTTCAAGTCCCTTGATGACTTCAAGGGTGGAAGAAAGTTCATTGGCGTTACCTTTTTCTTTTTCAATGCGTTCGTATACCTTCTTTTGCAAATTCTTATCCTTGACGAGCGCGGCCAGTTCATTGCAGAGCTTGTAGACGGCTTCAGCCGATTCAGGCCCCTTTTCCAAGGCGGCCAGAAACTTTTCGGCATTGAGTTCCATTTCGAAGGGTAGCGCATACCGTGACTTAGCGTCAAAAGCAGCACGGCCTTGGGTATAAATGTAGTGCTTGCCTTCGTCAATGGCGCGATTATCGGATTTCTGGTAAACTTTCTTTTTGACGAACAAGACAATATCGCAAAAGTCAAACCAGAATTTAGCCGCCGATTCCTTGGGGCCTTCGTACATTTTGATACGGTAGCGGTCATAGGTTTGCAGCGTAGGGTCATTGTAAGGCTGTACCATTTCGTGCCCAATTAGATTCACATACATGCCACGGCCCTGGCAGACCTTAAGCATGGCCGCTAGCTCCTGGCAAAGCTGAATGTAAACCTTGTAGCCGCCGCCATAACCGCCCCCGGCCTTGGCCATAGTATCCACGCCGTCCTTGGCCATGATGTATTTCCAGGCTAGGCCCTCCCAGGTATCCATGCCGGACACGTTGAGGGTCTTATAATCGTGCTTGCTTTCGGCCATTTCTTTCACGGCATCGAAAATTTCCTGGTGAGTGCCGGGCAACAGACGGTCAATATTCAGGTGCCCCGTCCCCTTTTCAACATCCACAGTTAGTGGCTTGGGGTATCCAGCCGCGAAAGTGTCCTTGCCCAAGCCGCCAGCACCATAAATGAAGGTGATGGGTTTTTGCTTGATTACGCCTTTTGAAACGTTGGCTAGAATCGCCATCTAATACCCCTTCCCAGTGAGAAATTTATCCAATGCCTCATGGTGATAATCCGGTACGGAATCTGTACCAAGCCAATATAGTACGGTAGCGCGGGCACGGATTTTAAGCGTAGCCAGTAACGCCTTAACTTCGCTTTCCCGCTTCTTCTTATCAGCCTTATTGATAGCTGAGTTAAACTTTCTCAATCGAGCAACAATATTCTTTTCCACGTGTGAACCTCCTTGGCTCACGTTGTAGCATGTCCACGAATTAGTGTCAAATTTTATTTTAAAAAATTTCGAGATTGTGCTATAACCTAACCATGTTACGAGAATACCAACAGCGCGCCGTTGACCAAATCCGTGAGGCCATTACACAGGGCCACAGGGATATTTTGTTACATGTCCCCACGGGTGGGGGCAAAACCGTGATTTTCAGTTATATATTGAAGCATTCTCGTTTCAATGCCTGCATGGTAGTCAAAGGCCGTCAGTTAGTGGACCAAGCTAGTAATAGACTACGCCGCGAAGAAACTGACCATGGCGTACTTATGGCTGGACATTGGAATTTTAAGCCTAGCGCCAAGGTTCAAATCTGCTCGATTGACACCATAACTAGCCGTGATAGTCGCCTTGACGTAAAGATAATCATTATAGATGAAGCGCATATGGCTCTGTCACCTAGTTACACCAAGTTTCTATCTCAATTCGGCCCGGACGTAGTGAAAATTTGGGTAACGGCCACGCCCTATAATAAAGAAGGCTTGCCTTGCACGGTGGTAGTGCATCCGATTTCATTTAAGGAATTAGTGGCACAAGGATTCTTGGTACCCCCTCGATACTACATTTGGGAAGGGCCCTCAGTTAAGGACGTTAAAACGCAAGGCGGAGACTTTAACCAAGTCCAATTGGCCAAGGCCGTGGATAAAGGAGATTTAATAGGCGACATTGTAGAGCATTGGCGTTTTTATGGTGAGCAACGTCCTACCTTGTGTTTCGCCGTCAACGTAGCGCATTCAAAACATATTGTCGCCCGTTTCAACGAAGCCGGAATCCCGGCTGCCCATGTTGACGCGGACACACCGGAGGTGGAACGTGCGGAACAATTGCAAAAACACAAAGAAGGTGGCATTGCTGTTATTTGTAATGTCAATATTCATTCTACAGGTGTGGATATTCCGTGGCTTGGCTGTATCATCGAAGCTAGACCTACTAAATCTTATAACCTCTATGTACAACAGCTTGGTCGCGGGACTCGTTGTTATAGTGATAGATTCTCTGTGAAGGAAGATTTTATTGTTCTAGACACGGCGGGAAATTTCTTTAGGCATGGTAACGTTGAAGATGAGCCAGAGGCGTTATTGGCTAGAGACGTTGCAGCGGGGAAGAAGCTAGAGAAAGTTAGCGTGTCTAGATACTGTAATAAACATTTCATGGCATTTGTGGGGCATTGTCCGAAATGCCGCTTGGAAGGCGTTGAAAATGTCGGAACGGAGATTAAACTAGAAAAAGAAGGCCGCTTGCGTGAGCTGAAAGAGCTGAGTCCGGAGGAAGAATATTTGATAGGGCTACGTCGTGAAATGGCATTGTCTAGGAAAGCGGACGGCTCCAAGTATAAGCGTGGCTGGCTGTGGTATCGCATGAAAGATAAATTCTCGGAAGAAGTGGCGAACAAATGGGTGCCGCGTAGGGTGGTACCGGATTTTATTAGAAGGAGACTAGCACAATGAAGCTTGACGGAAACTTTGATCCAAACTCCAAGATGAAATGGAACATCGGTTTCATCCAAAAGCCAGGAACAGGACCTAAAGTAAAAGGCATTGATACCTATTGCAAGCAATGCAAGTTTTTAACCGAACAAACGGAGCCAATAGAAAACACGGGGCGGGTTCGGCACTTTTTTACTGCCAAAAGGTTGTTGATAAGGTGGGGCCGATTAAGGCGATTGATAAGGAGACGCTTAGCTGTTCTGAATTTTATGGAAAATCGGAGCGCTACAGGTGAACCCACACACCGCCCTAGTCAACTCCCTTCTCTTGGCTTTGGGTTCGCGTCCTGATCTTGGGAAATTCTGGAAGCAGAACACAGGAGCCTTTAGAACAGAGCAAGGTGCCTATATACGGTATGGCCTGGTAGGAGCCGCCGATATATCGGGGGTGCTTGTTGGCGGGACTAGGTGTGAGATTGAATGCAAAACTGGCACAGGAAAACAGAGCGAGGCGCAGAAAAATTTCCAAGCCATGATTCAAGAATATAATGGCGTCTATATAGTGGCTCGTGATATACAGAACGTCATTCTTGAGCTTGAGCGGAGGGTATTAGGATGATTTGGCTTGCTGGATTAGTTATATTAGCTGCCGAGAATTTTCTGGTTTGGGGAATTTTGAATAGAAAGGGTTGGGCTGAATTTATTTTAATAATTTTATGTATTATTTCTTTTTTGATTTCTGTTGCCTATGTTTTTATTTTTTTCAGATAAATGCAACGCCTTATTTCCCACCTAGCCGAAAATGGCTATATCTTGTCGTCTCTGGTTCCAGACGGCAAGATTATTAGATTTAAACGCACACCGGCTGATAAAGACAAAGACGCCTGGGCAGTTGCGTATCAAACACACAGCCGCCAAGGTGAGCTTTTTTATATCCTGATTTATGGCGACTGGCGCGAAGGCGGCTATTCGAAGTTTCATACTCTCAGGGGAGCCAGCAAGGATGACAATGCGTACATCGCAAAAGAAATTGAGCGGGCAGCGAAAGCCAGGGAAGAAGAACAAGAAAGAATCTGGCAAGAAGCGGCGGAACGCTCTAGGGGAGAGTGGGCTAGTTTTCGTGAAGCTGATGCCGGGCACCCATACCTTGTACATAAACAAGTCAAATCTTTGGGGCTCCGGCAATGTGAACAGTCTCTTGTAATCCCCGTCCTAGATATCGCTGATAAACTATGGGGCTACCAAACTATCTCCGAGGACGGCACCAAAAAATTCGCCTGGGGCACAAAAGTAAAAGGCAATTTCTACCGGCTTGGCCCTGAATCTCAGGACTACTTAGTCTGCGAAGGCTACGCTACTGGCGCTAGCTTGCACGAAGCTACACAGCGCAGCGTATTAATAGCTTTCAATGCTGGCAATCTGCCCGCCGTCTGTGCCAATTTCCCCAATGCCAAACTCACCATTTGCGCTGATAACGATCCCAGCGGCGTAGGGAAAAAATATGCTGACAAATGCGGGGCCAGCAAGATTATCTACCCAGGCACATTCAAGGACTTTAACGACCTTCACATAGCCAAAGGCCTAGATGCCGTCCGCCGTTTGATCCTAGATGATAAGACGCCTAAGCAATTCATTATGCCACTAGGGCATAAAGGGGATGACTACTATTACACTTCATCTAGTAATCGCCAAATCGTAAAAATCTCCCGTGGCCAGCATACAAAGAATATCCTACTGGACTTAATGCCAGCTGCTTATTGGGATGGGCGCTTCCCTGGTACAACTGGCACAGACTGGACTAAGGCCCAAGATTGGCTAATGGTGCGTTGCCGGGAACGTGGCATCTTTGACCAAGAGCATATCCGTGGCATCGGCGTTTGGCGCGACCAGGATAGGTATGTGGTCAATCTAGGTGACAGCCTTTATACAGATACGCGTTTACAAGTGGATGACTTTGAATCCAAGTTTATTTATGAGATTGGGAAGCGGTTGCCGGAACCCACTAATGGGCATGTAGATACTAACTTGCTCCCCGACTTACTCTCTAAAATTTCCTTCAAGATTCCTGAAGCCGCCACGTTTCTGCTTGGCTATCTGACCCTAGCCCCCGTAGCTGGAGCCCTTGCTTGGCGTCCGCATGTTTGGCTAAACGGCGGCTCTAACACTGGCAAGTCTACGATCATGCAAGTGATTAGTAACTACCTTGGAGCATGGAAGCAATATTTCCAAGGGCAGACTACAGAGGCGGGTATCCGTCAAAGCACAGGTAACAATTCCTTGCCTGTCATGCTGGATGAATTTGAGTCTCAAAATAGCGGAGATAGGCAGCAGCATATTCTGGAATTATTGCGTCAAGCTAGTTCAGAGACGGACGGCCACGTTGCCAAGGGTTCCCCTAGTGGTGACGCTGTGACAGCTCGGCCCAAGTTTGCGGCTATCTTGGCTTCGATTGGCTTGCCCACTATGTCGGAAGCCGATTCAACCCGTGTTACGGATATTGAATTGGAGCGCAGTAAGGAGCCAGATAAGTTTGATGAATTTAAAGTGCTGGCTGCTAAGATAACGCCGGAATTTAGCAATGCATACATTTCTAGGACCATTAGACTTTTACCCACGTTGCAGTCTAACATTGAAATCTTTTGGGACGTATTACGGCGTATGCATTCGGCCAGAATTGGTCAGCAGTATGGGGCATTACTCGGGGGCGCTTATTTGGGCCAGGGGAATGATAGTGTAGTAACGCGGGAAATGGCTGAGTCAATTTGCGCTGGATTGAAATTAGAGGATGCCAAACGGACTTTGACTAATAGGGAGGAAAACGAGTGCTTGGATCACCTTTGCAATTCGTTCTTAGTCGGTGATGGCGGTATCAGGCGCACGGTGCGGGAGTGGGCCGAACAAGACAGCCACGGCATTTTGGGCAGGAATGGAATTTTGATAGATGGCGCGAAGATTTTTATCGCGGCTTCACACCCTGAATTGAAGCGAGTTTTTAAGGACACAAAATGGTTCAATGGCTGGTCGAAAAGTTTAAGGAGATTGCCTGGAGCTGGCGTAGGAACCAAGTATTTCGTCGGCAAGAATCATCATTCCGTTAATTTCGGCATAGATTTAGTATTGGAAAATAAGGCTGAAAAAGATTAAAAATTTAATTTGTAATTTTTGGTTGAATTTGATAATATTCAGGTGTCGAAATTAACTGAGATGGGGAGGGAAGCCATGAAGCAAACTACAAATATCAACATTGAAAACAGATACTTTCGTGACCTCATTAAAGTATTTAGCTTTCCTGCTTCAGAACGCTCTATGCGTCTCAATGAGTTCTGTGTGAAGTATCAAATTACATCAGAAGAACTTGAGAAGGATATCCGTCTAGCTAAACATAATAATTATATTCTCGGGGAATCCTAGCCATGAGCCAGCAGCAGACGAAGGGGACCACCCAGAAGCGCATGCCGGGACCGTGGGTAGAAGAAACCGAAGAACAATGGGATAGTAAGACTAATGATTTAGTTATGAAAGGGACGGGCTGGATTGAAGGTGTTCTGGAATACGAAGGGTGTGGCAGCCATCGGGCCAAATGGTTGAATGAAGCCGATAAGAAATTGGCGCTTGCTGCCCCGGTGCTGGTGGAGGCGCTGAAAGCCGTGAAAACTTACGGCTATCTCGCCGGAGACAATAAACAACTTGTAGATGAAGCCCTCAAGCTCGCCGGGGAGGCTCAATGACCTACCACATCAACATCACCTGGGGCAGCGGGAAAGTCCAAACCTTCGCCTTCCAAGCAAAGAACAAAGAAGCCGCGCTTCTAAAGGCCACTCAATCCGCCGTGGAATGGTCCAAGGCATTTGGCTGGAGCTTGAGCAGCGTCAAACCCTATATTGTAAAGGGGAACTAAGTGCCCACCATCAAAATCATAACGCAAGCCGAATTCGACAAGCTCCCAAAAAAATTCGATGAATTTACCATCATCGAAATTCACGGCGGAACTATTTTTAGTCCGATTGTAATTCGGAATAATCCGGAGAACAGTAGCTCCGTGCTCTGGGGGAACAG